CCAAAAATCATCTTAGATGATCATGATGCAGGATTCGTTAGTACGGAAACAGCAAGTATATTACGAGGATACCCAAAAGAAGAAGCAGAAAAGGCTAAGAAAGATCATGCAGAAAGGGCTGCTCGTATTATATCAGCACAAAGTGGTAATGCCGCTCGCGGTGCTCCAGATATTGGCATGGATAATCCCGAAGATGAGAAAAAGGTATCACAAGATGGATTAAAGGATCAAATAAATGTCTGATTATGTAACAGAAGCAGAAGTAACAACTTATATGTCTACACGATTAGATGCAGAAAATTACGCTGATGCATCAAGTGTAAATCGTGTTAAAGCTATTAATATGGCTACACGAATCTTAGAAAGATTAAATTATGTTGGTGATAAGGCAGTAAGTACACAGGCATTACAATTTCCGCGTGGTGATGATACAGTGATTCCACAAGATTTAAAAGATGCAGCATCAGAAATAGTTTTAGCACTCTTAAATGGTATAGACCCCGAAGAAGAATTTAATGCATTAATGATTACCTCTCAAAATTATGGTTCAGTAGGTGCTTCATATAGACGAAACAATTTTCCAGAACATTTAGTAAGCGGTGTTCCAAGCGTTATCGCTTGGAGATTTATCAAACCCTATATCAGGGATGACCAAACAATAAAACTTAGTCGAGTAGACTAAGGCAGGAGCTAGTTATGAAATATATCTACAAATTATCATTCAAACCAGTTTTCGAAGGTGATCCGGAACCAGACCCAAAACCTGAGCCGGAAACTAAGACTTTTACACAAGACCAAGTTAATGCAATCTTAGCAGAGGATAAGCGTAAGCATCAAGCTGAGGTTTCTAAGGCACTTGAGCGTGTACGGGCATTAGAGCAAAAAACAAATATGTCTGAGGAAGAAAGGACAGAATATGAAAAAAGCATTGAAGATTTAAATAAAACGATTTTAACAAAAGAAGAATTAGCAGCAAGAGCATTAGATAAAGAAAAGAATGCACATAAAGAAGCACTTAAAGAATCACAAGGTCAAACTATGGAATGGCAAACAAGATATACTAATGCGGAAATATCTCGGTCTATTACAGATGCAGCAGTTGTATATGATGCTTTGAATCCAGCACATATTGCAGCAATATTAAGACCACAGACTCAGCTTACTGAGGACACTAAAGATGGAGAGAAACTGGGTACTTTTACCCCTATGGTTAATTTTGCTGACAAAGATAAAGACGGCAATAACGTTACTCTTACTCTGCCTGTTGCAGATGCTGTTAAGAGGATGACTGAAATTACTGAACATCAAAATTTGTTTAAGGGCAACGGAACTGGTGGACTTGGTAGCGATAATAAGACTCCTATCGGGGATAAGGATATTAAGGAGTTGGCTTCTGATCCAGCAGCATACAAAAAGGCCCGTCTAGCAGGTAAGGTTGATTTAACATGAAAAATAAAATGAAAAGTTGGAAGCCCGTCTTTGTTAATAACATTGATGCTTTCATTCCAGAAGTTTGGGCGGCAGAATCATTAATGGTTCTCGAAGCAGAAATGGTTACTGCCCAATTAGTCCATCGAAATTTTAGTAAAGAAATTGCACAACAGGGTGATGTAGTCAATACTCGTCGTCCCGCAAAATTTACTGCAAAGCGTAAAGGTGTAAATACTAATGTTGTGAAACAGGATGCTACGGCAACTAATGTGCCAGTAACCTTAGATCAGCATCTGTATACATCATTCATCATCAAGGATGGTGAAGAATCAAAGGGTATGCAATCATTGCTTGATACCTATCTACAGCCCGCCGTAACTTCTATTGGTCGTGCTGTCGATGAAATCGTTTTAATGAGTCAGTATCAGTTCGCTACCGTTGGTGTTGGTTCACTTGGATCAGCTGCAACGAAAACTGATGCTATCGCTGTTGATACTAAATTTAATGAATTACTGGTTCCTGCAGATGGTAATCGTCATTGTGTGATGACCGCTGCGACTAAAGGTGATTTGTTGAATGTTACTGATTTTACGAAAGTAAATGAAGCTGGTGATGGTGGATCAGCACTTCGTCGAGCACAGCTTGGTGATCTGTTCGATACTCACTATTGGATGAGCCAAAATGCTCCTTCAATTGATACCTCTTTGCTTAATACAGTAAGTAAAACGGTAAATCTTGTTGGTGGTTATGCAAAAGGTTACTCAGGTTCCATTGTGATTATCACTGGTTCAATACCAACTGTGGGTGCTTGGTGTGAGGCTGGTGGTCGGCCTTATAGAATCACAGCAAGCGATGCTACTCATATCACTTTTGATCGTCCATTAGATACAGCGTTACCCGATGCTGCACCGATCACTATTAATGATAGTACTGCTCTAGTGAATTTGCCCGCTGGTTACAATGTTGGTGATACTGAAGGTATTGCAGTAGATAGTTTTGCTGCTGGTGAACTACAGAAAGGTCAAGGACTGACTTTTGATTCAGTAGATAATCGATATGGTGTGCTTAGTGGTTTGACTACTACAGAGATGCTCCTTGATCGTAATCTGGTCGCAAACGTTGCTAACAATGCTAAGATTTTCGGTATGCCGGGAGGCAACTGGAACTGGTGCTTCCATCAGAATGCTGTAGGTATGATTTCACGGCCTCTCGCACCGCCGCGAGCAGGTACTGGTGCTTTATCAGCTACTGCAAACATGAATGGTACTACCATGCGTGTTACGATGACTTATGATGGTGATGCTCAGGGACATCTTGTAACTGTTGATCTCTTGTTTGGTATCAAAGTGTTTGATGCTAACATGGGCTTCATCATGTATGGTTAATTCTCCTCCAGGTGGTGAGTTGTGAGAACAACTCACTGCTTTTATGCGTTCATTGATTTATAATTTGAAATCACGCTTTGGTGAACCGATGGATTTATATGTCAGCGGTGTGCCTGTGCTTAATATTATAAAAGGAACTTTCCTTAAATCTGATACTAAGCATAAAATCAAGAAGGGAGTAGTAATCCCCTAGAAAAAGAAAAACGAATTATCATTGTTAACAATGGTACTACATATGACCAAACTTCAACAATCATATTACTTGACAAAAAAGATATTAGAAACATAAACATTACAGTTGATGATTATTTACAATTCAAATCCAAAAGGTATGAGATTAAAGAAGTAAATCAAGATAAATGGTCATGGCAATTAGTAGTAGAAGCCTTACCTGTAGATTATCATTCTGATATGGTTAATCGTACTATAACCTTTACTGATGCTGTAGTAGGTGTACTATGAGTAATAGAGCAAATTGGGCCAGATGGATTTTTGCATCTGTTTCAAAACATTTCGATGATAACAAACAGGGTATACAGTTATATCTACAAGGCTTATCTAATGATACCAGAACAGCACCAGAATTTTTTGAATTACGAATGGATGGCCCATTCATGTCCGAAGTCTCAAATAAGGAATGGCGTATAAGTATAGAATTAGAACTTTTAGTCCAAGTCAAAAAACTTACAAGCAATTTTCATAGAATTTATACAGTAACAGGAATAGGCATAGACATATTCAAAACAATAAACATTTTTAAATATGGTAATGAAATAGGCGACGATGATTCACATATTGGTTGTCTTGATTTGGTATCTCATCCTCTTGGGCTACGGAGGAATACTGTCGAAGTATCGTATCTAGGACAGGTTGCGTCAAATACTGAAATTCTCGAAGCGGCTATAGTAGGCCACTTCAAAATGTTCTTAACGGAGATTTAATCCAAATGTTTAGACAAAAATCATGGCGACCTGTGTTCGCCCAAGTAGACCTCAAACAAGTGATCTTTAAGATTAAAGATGGCACAACAGTACCTAATGAGATTACTATCACGGTAGGTGAAGGTAATCTTACATGGTCAGAAAAGAAAAATATTGAATATAAATTAGACAGAGGTACTCTAGATTCTGTACGATTAGGAGATCAAGCACCTGTAGAAGTCAGCTTCGATATTCGATGGGACTTTATTATGGGTTCAACTGCTACAGGTGCATTACCAACGCCCTATGAAGCATTAACGAATAGTGGTACTGCTGCTTCGTGGGCAAGTGCAGATACGGCTGATCCTTGTAATCCTTACGCAGTTGATCTTGAGTTTGTACATACTCCCGCTTGTACATTAACTGGTACTTTGAATGATGTTGAAACAATTACTTTCACAGATTTTAGATATGAATCAATCGATTTTGATTTTTCTTCTGGTCAGATTTCTGTAAGTGGTAAAGCCAATATTGAGGCACCGACTGTTGTACGAAACGGTTAATTTCTGAAAGGAAACTAGCTGTGGCACAAGTAGATCTTAAAAATGCAACTCTTACAATTAGGGATGGTGTATCAACATCTGTGAATGTGAAAATAGGTGAAGGTAATATTTCTTGGTCAGAAAAAAGGAATCTTGAATATAAGTTAGATAAAGGAAATTTGGATTCAGTACGATTGGGTGATGAAGCACCAATGGAAGTCAATTTTGATTTCAGATGGGAGTTCATTACGAGTATAGCAGGAACTGCAATAACACCTTATGATGCATTAACACAAAAGGGTAATGCAAGTTCTTGGGTGTCTACAGGAAAGGAATGTGAACCATATGCTGTAGAATTATTAATAATTCATTCACCTGCTTGTGTTGGTACAGGATCTTCAACTCAGACAGAAATAATTATCATAACAGATTTTATTGCGGAATCAATTGATTTTGATTTTTCATCGGGACAGATTTCTGTAAGTGGTAAAAGTAATGTTGTAAACACAAATGTGTTCCGGATATAATTCGCTAGGAGCTAGACTATGAAACTTCACGGAAAATCCGTAAGTGCACCAAAACCAGAGATTGTTGTTATTCCTCGTCAAGGAGAGAATATTATATTCAAGGCAAAAGCTGTTCTGGATTACAGTGATTTTGAAGCACTGTGTCCAGAACCGCAGCCGCCTCATATCCTTCGACCTGGAGAAACACAATCTGTACCAGACCCAACAGACTTGGAATATCAGAAGTCTATCACAGATTGGGCGGGCCATAAAACAAATTGGATGTTTCTAAAATCATTAGAAGCTACTGAAAATCTCGAGTGGGAAACAGTAACTCTCAATGAACCAGAAACTTGGTCAAATTATCAAACAGAA